TGCTTCGGTACCGGCCAAGGAATCTTGACGCGGTACTTAGTCGAGAGCTTATCCGCTATCCTGATGAAGCCATCGGCCCCGACTGGATCGGGATCAGGCCACAGGGTTATCGTCTTCCATCCACACCTTTCTATCGTGTCTTCCTGGTACTCTGTCAAGTCATGGCCCAACAGAGCGCAGCTATCCAACGCCGCACTAGAGCCAAAGCGCCATAGCGCAAAGTTCTCGATCTTGAAACACTTGAACACTCCCTCAGACAAAACCAGTTCCTTGTGACCGCGATGCTTCTTCTTCCGCCTCGGGGCGTTATATAGAGCCTTCAGCCCAGGCGTATTGAGATACCTAGGCTCGATCTTCGGCACGAAGGCTCTAGTCGTAAATCCCTGAAGCTTATGCCTAGCGAATACCGGAAATATGATCCTATACCTATACCGACCAGTCAGCGATATCCCTATCTTGTTGCGGATGATCTGCTCTTTGGATACTCCTCGCCCTAACAGGTATTGCTTCGCTTTGCGATTCCAGTACATATCCTCGTTGAGCGAATTGCTATTGAACTTAATCGGCTCGTAATCAGCCGGTAGCCGAATATCAACCTTACGTTCCTTTTCCGGCATGACTACGTTGTCGATCTCGCCCAACTCCAGCCGGTAAGCTAGCTGCTTCAGCGAACGGCTCTTGTAGCCGCAGTTAAAGCAGTGCAGCAAACCTTTAGACGTGTTTATGCCGAGCCTGAAGAAGTAATCCTGAGACTCGCCACGCTCGACACAGAATACGCAGCATATCTTAATTTCGTTCTCTCCAGTCCCACGCTTCCATTCGATGCCGCGCTCCTGCAGTGCGAGAAGTATATCCATTACGCTACTGGCTCCCCCTCTCCTATCTGTCCTGCGAATTCGGCTATCACTCGCCTCATTCCCTCGTCGATGTCACGACCCGAGTACTTCGCCTCATGACCGCTGATGTCCTTCAGAGTAAGGTTGTAGACCGTCTGTCTCCTGTTGATAGTCGCTTCTATCAACAATATGGCTGAGTCATTAGGCGAGCGTGCGGTAACGCAGTTCTCAACGACCATCATAGGGTTGCCCAACCTGATGTTTGCTAGGTCGGTGTCACCGGATTCAAGGTTCCTAGTCATAGATCTCCTTTTTGGTTAGTAGTCCAGAATGACAAAGCGTGGCCCCTTCAGAATAGGCTCAAGCACTGCCTTAACGTCGTCCCAATCAAGCTCTCCTGCTCCGCACCCAGGTTTGGGAAGCACTACGCGCTTCCATCCCCTTGCGTCGGCTAGCTCTACGAGTTCTCTCGCGCTGCGCTCTATGATCTCAAGGTTTGCTTTCATCGCCCATCCAGGAGCCCACATACCCTTAGGGAATCGTTTCTGCAATCGCCTTGTTATGTTCTTGACTACCGACTTTCCGCCTTTCGGCTTCACCGGGAAGTTTACGACGTGGTACGGCCTGCCATTGCTCTTGCTGCGCTTGAGCACGATGAATACGTGCGTCCCGTGCATCTGAAGCATATAACCCAATTTCCGCTTGATCCAAGGCCACTTCTTAGCCGCTTCCAACGCTACGCCCTTGCCCATTACCGCTTCCATCTTGAATGTAAAGAAGCCGTTTGTCGCAATACATACCGCGCTAGTCGTTCCATCTTGGTCGAATATGTCACCCTTCTCTAGTTTCATGATCTGTCAGTTGTCCTTCGCAATCGCACTTTTCGCAAACATAGACTCCATTCGTCATACAGAACACAATCGGATGGCCTTCGCAAAAGTCACAGAACGCTTCGCCCACTTCTGCGTCTGCCGGTATATGGCAATGACCGTTGCTTCTTACTGCCATCCATTCCTCCTCTTCTTGATCTCCTTCTCTTCTTCTTCACGAGCCTTCATCACAATCGTCTTTTCCCTGTCGTATAACAAGCCATGAGCCTTATCGCTCATGATGTTCCATCCGATCTTCTTCCTGTCGTTCTTGTGGTTAGCGACCCACAGGAACATCGAATCGTCGCCCCATTCTCCTTTCCCTATCGTGAGACAGAAAGAAACCTTCCGCTGCTTGTCAATAGCATCGGCGGTATCGTCGCCCACAACGATCTTCTTCTCGTCAGTACCTCGCGTAGCTTGAGCTATCAGCCAGCCGATAAGCTTGTACTTCTTGATGAACTGGTTGAAGTGGATGTATATGTCCTCATATCCTTCGTTCTTACGCTCGAATTTCCTCGAAGGCAGCATGTAGGCATCGTAGTCAACTAGGACGACATCGGCTAGAAATCCTCTGTTCCTCTGTTCAAGGTAGAACTCTTCGATCTTCTTGACAGTGACCCTAGATTCGGTCGAATCGATAATCCTGATCCTGCCACGGAGCAGTTCACGGAACCTGTAGAAGCTCTTTCGTAGCCTGTTAGGAAAGTCGCTAAGACGGGTCAGCGGCAGCGCGGATAACGAGGCATCTAGACGATCTTCGACATCCTCACGAGGATCTTCCAGGGTGATATACAGAACGTTGAGCCCTTGCAATGGGTAGGCGGTAGCCAGATGTACGAAGCCCATAGATTTGCCAGCCTTGTAAGGCCCCATCAGCAGACCGACATGGCCTCGGTTGACTACCCTGATGCTACGGTCTATCGGGTCTATCATCACGAGAGGATACCTACCGTTCGAGAACTTCTGACGCCTCATCAGGCGCTTCTCGAACTCCTCCTCAGAGAAATAGTCAATGACTTCGACCTTCTTCTTTCCGAAATCGATAGCCCGCTGACAGATCTCCTGAAGGCGGTCGTCGGTAAGCTGCCCTCGCCTGTGCAGGTCTATCAGTTCCTGAACGGTATCGGTCTTCAGCTTATCCTTCTTGAAAGCGATTACCTTCTCTTCGATAGCCTCAGCCGCTACCGGCTTGCGCTTCAGTACCTGTGTTGCATAGTCCTCCAGTTCCTTCTGCTTGCGCTGCGACAGGTTAGACTTCTTCGCATAGTCTTGGATCTCTGTTCGCAACAGAGCCCCAACAGGCTCCCTGTACTTGTCCCAAAACTCTAGCGCTATCGTCGCCACCGTCCAGCGCTCCATACTCTGCGAACGTCTTGGACGGAAGTCGATAGCGTCGAGCAGCGGCCCACACTTCTTTAAAAATGCCCTGTCCTTGCAAACGAAAGTAAGCAAGGAATCCACGAAGTCTTTGTCGGAAAAATATGACGCCATCTCATTTTGCTCTCTTCTGCCTTTCTACTTGAATTATAGACTTTTCGCGTGAACTTAGCTCGCTAGCCACGCTCAGCGCCGATCACAGCCACGGATTATCAGGATATCGTCTTCTCGCTCTGGATTTTCTCTCAACGATTGCTTGGTTCCTACTCCTGTCTGCTACGACCTTCTTCGTATAGTCCTCTATCATCAAACGAAAGCTTCCCTTGTATAGCATCTTGATCGGTCTGATCCTGATGTAGGCTGCCTGCTTGCTCATCTTCCATGCCCTAATGTGTTCGCCATTTGGATATTTCCTTTTGATGTACTCCTCGATGAGTTCTTCAGACCTGTCTCCGCACAGGCAAGGAATAGTACAACCTAGTCCACGCTGTTCCGACAATACCCTAGTCCTTCTCTTGTTGATGACGTTATCCCAAAACCCTAGCACCACAGTAAGAACTTCATCAAGGGGTAGCTTATACCGCAGTGTCCAAGTCCTGAGAGATAATAGCCTGTATAACACCGTCTTATCCTGTAGACGGCGAAAGAACAGTTTCCTATTGAATTTATCTTTCAGGACTTTCTCGACAATTCCCTTCCAATTCCAAGCAAGGTCATCCAATGCTCTGATTCTCTCGTCAGGATCTCCATACATTTTTATCAAGGTCTCCTTGCAAGTCAGCCAATACTCTCAATCTCTCCTCTACGGAAAACCTAAGGATATATCTATATCTCTCTAAAGAGATCTATATCTATATCCATAGCTTTTCCTCCGAAGGAGAGATTTCGAGTACGCCCTGGCGGGCATCCTTGTGTCTCTCCTCAAGAGGATTTTCCTTCGATTTTCGGTCCTCTTTTCAACCTACGAACGAACCTGTCTAATTTCGCTTGGGCAATATCTAGGATTTCAGCCGCATTATCCCTCCACTGGACAACCGCTATCGGCACCTTTCTCCTCCTGAAAGCGATCAATCTGGATCTCGACGCCTTATGAAACCTGTTCCAAGTATCGTCGCCTTTTACCGCTCTGAAAGGTGACCTGTCGTTAATGTCGAGGTAGATCAGACCAGCCTTTCCTTCTTTTGTTCTTTTTCCTCTTCCTAGCTTCTGAATAGCGTCGTTCTTGCTGGATAAACCAGAACACTCGATTATGCAGTCGATTGCCTTGATGTCCACACCCTTCTTGAATACCTTGTTGCAGATGATCAGCCGGATATCTCCTTTTTCGAATCTCTTCTTAGCCCTGATTCTGTCTCTGACTTCTTTGTCACCATATACGACACGATGAGGAATGTCAGATAGCAACTTAGACAACCGAAGGAGATGACGGACACGTTCCACAATAACGACAATATGCTTTTCACGCGCATAAGCCTCCATTACCAGCTGGACTATGCAACGATTTCTTAAGTAGCTCTCAGAGATAAGGTTACGATATTCAGCATGGTAGTTTCCTAGAAGACCTTCTTGTATGATCTTTACCGCGCAAACAATAGCGGGAGCGAGGAAGCCCTCTTCAGTTCCCTCCTCCTGATGATACTCGAAAATCGGCGGTCCACATAGGGCATACGCAGGCAGCCTAATGCTTTCCTTGTTCAGTTCCAGAGTAGCCGTGAGGCCGAAGACAATAGCGGGTTTTATCGCCTTAACGGTTTCGATATTCCTTCTGTTCAGGGCAATATGGATTTCGTCGATGATCAGCACGCTCAGGTTCTTGGTCCACTGCTCGAATCTAGGATTTTTCCTGTGCCTGTGCAGAGTCTGGATGGTCGCTACGGTTATCCGCTTAGGATCAAAGATCTGATTGCCTACTTCACCGACTTCCTCGCCAATCACTTTGCTGAGTTCTTCCTGGGCTTGCTTGAGCAGCGTAAGCTCATCCACAATGAAGCAGGCGGTTCCTATTAGCGATAACAGATACAAGCCGACAATCCAGGTCTTTCCGCTAGCCGTCGGCGACAAAACCAGTCCTCCAGACCTTTCGCGCTGCATTGCCCTTACACATAGGTTCTGATAAACCCTGTCAGAAAGAATGTTGTGGTCGTCGTTGAATCTGACAGACTCACGGCAGTCCTTGATCGCAAAGCGGACGTTCTCGCTAGCCTCGATAAGATCCTTTAGGGCTAGGAACAGACCTGAGTTGACGCTGTTGTACCTAGAGTTGAACAGCTTGATCCATCCGTCCCACCTTCCATCTTTATACAGCGGCATGAATCGGTAGTTCCTGGGCCGGAAGCGGAAGTATTTCCAGAGCCTTCGCTTCGCAAAAGTCCCGTTGAAATAGACGCTGCGATTATACAGTTCCACACTAACCGTTCTCATGCACTACATTATAGCCGATTGATGCAAGCCGACCTTTCTCTTTTCTCGCTTTTTCCGTCGAGCGTAGTTTCTGCGCTGAATCGCGTTGTAGCGCCCATGGCCTATTTTGTCTACCCATTCACGTTTCTGCTCTGCTAGGCACACGTAACAAATGTTGCCACGACCATCTGGAGAATATCTATTCTTAGGAAACTTAGTCATTTCCTTAGGAGGGGTAATACATTTTGAGCATGACTTGAAGAAGCGCTCTACCTTTGTAGGTCTAACATGATCGGTTATCTTCCACCAGCATTTACCCTCTCTCCTTATTATCTTAGCATATCCTTCTGCGACCATCTTGTTCATGAATCTTCTGATCTGCCTTCTCGATACTCCTAGGCCGTCAAAGTCCTGAAGCTGCTTACCGTATCCATCCAGCATCCGGCATACAACCTTTACTCCTTTTATGAAAGCGTTGCACGAGCCCATAACCTCGATTCTCCTTAGACAAAATCTACGTTCTACCAGAATTATAGACTTTCTGCCTCGTCATAGCCTCTAGCGTGCTAGTTTTTCGCACGACGTTGGCTTATAGACGCTTTTCGGAAGCTACCCGCTACTCAGATACCCCGAAACGCTCTCAAGCCAACGTCGGGCTTTTTACCTGGCAATCGTTATCGCGTTAGTTTCCATCTACAGTTTTGAAAGGACGCGGAGTAGAACCTGAATTATTTTCTTCTGGCGTTGATCGATGGCTTTAACCTCAGCGCCGATCTGGGCAGCCGTGGGCGCTGGGATCGTAAGGTAGGCATCGATAGCTGCAAGGGCCGTGTTAGCTGTGGTCTTCAAATCAGTAAATGAGGGCTCTAGTCCATCTTCCCAAGCCTGCTGTGCGGTATCCGACCAATCAAACGTATCAATGAGATTCTGCGCGGCAGCCTTTTGTGCTGTTGTTGCGGCAGGCGTAGGTTGAAACTTGACTGTTGTAGAATCCCCAATCGTTCCGATAGAAGCGGAAATGATTGGGCAGGCTGAAGCAATTTGTCGGTACATTCGTTCGCTATTTGTCATAATTTGTTCATAGTTATGCCATCACCGTGGCAGTAAGACCGTCAAAACTAGAACTGGCAGCACTGCCTGGATTGTTCCGACCGTAGTAAATACCCGCAGCACCGCCTGAAAATTCTAACCACGCTAGGTAGTGGTAGCCTGCAACCAATTTGCCAGTCCAGCGTGTCGTTCCTCCTGATGATATACCGCTAGGTGTGACGATCTGCGAATACAGGCAGTCATACCTGTAGGCTGTTGTTGAATCTACTCCAACTCCGTTATTGTCTCCACTACTGACCGCTTGTACTGTATAAACTATGCTTACATCAATAACATCTTCTGCTAAACCAATCACGAATTCGACCTTATTACCAGCCGCACCATTCGCTTGACGGACAGTGGCTACATTGTATGTCCAGGAAGCCGCGCCATCGTAGACGATCAATTGTAAGGAGACCCGATTCGCGTCATTCCACACGAGGCATTTGCCGCCAATCTGCGATGCGAGTCCACCAGCGTCAACAATCGTGGTAGTAGTTGAATCAGCGCGAAGGGTACCCATAAAACGACGTGCTGCATCTCCACTCTTCACCAAAATTCCATCCTGCGAAGCTAACGCTGTTGCTCGTGTTGTGTTATTAGTCCATGCTGGTCCTAATTCAATCGCAATTGCTCCAGAGTTGTTATATGCAAACACGTCATAGTTCGTACCAGAAGTAAGAGTACCCAATGCAAGAGAGATCTCTGCACTCGTAAGGTTCGACCAACTCCCACTCGAATAGAGTCCTAGAGAGTTTCCTCGATATGGCGAAAGCTTGATACTCGTGGAAGACACGCCAGACGGGCGTACTTCGGACGTTATGTTAGCTGAGAGCGTTACCTTGCTGGTATCACCTTCTGCTCCAGCAACGCTTGTATGAAAGCTATAGAGGGTTGAGGAACGACGACGAATGTAGTAAATCGTTCCTGCTGTCAATCCACCAACTGTTGCGCTAACCGTCGCGATGGTACCATTTGTCCATCCTGGATCAGCGGAGAATGTCACCGTCATGTTCGTAGTATCAGTAGAAGATGGGGTCGCAGGCTGAGGTGAGTAGACAGGATTACCAGACGAAAGGGTCAATCGAAAATCATTAGTTGACGGCGAGCCGCCACTCGATCCTCCTGCTGATGCACTAACACCTGGGGGAAATATCTGTCCTGTTAATGCCATTTAGGATTCCTCTGCCGTAAAGGTGAACGTAACCATGATAGTTTGCGTTGATCCACTCAGGTTCGTAATCGCATATGAAATGCTAGATGTAGGAGACGATTCTAGGTTAGCGCCATCTGCTGGCGGAGACATAATCCATGTGAACTTATCCGATGTATCCAGGTACAGATCGCTAATCACGCCATGTTGAGTACCAGCAGTCGGTACAGTCAGATTAGAACGACCAGCATCTGCGGTCCTTGCGGCAGCTGTTGCATATAGCCTTACCCTTGCTGCAACGCTTACTACTACCTCAAGCAGAACGAAGGTCTTTGCCAAGGTAACCGTTCCATTCTCAGTAGTATTCGCTGCTAAACTCCCTGTTGTTATCGAAACCGAATTCCTCGTCCCTGCTGAGACAACGGCCACAATTGAAGCCGAAGGATAAATAACCAACGTACTAGCTATAGCAGGAAGCGAAAGGCTCTGTGATGACGGCAAGCTCGATTGTGATATCGTCACAGGGTAAACAGTCGAGGTGCTGTATATCTTCGGCAAAGTTAGGTTCTGATCTGTCCTATAGGCTGATCCTCCTGGAGCATTCGGATCTAGGATTCCAGACGAAGGCTTGCACGCTACACCATCCCAACGCTGCCATACCGTGCTCAGATCTCCAGATGCTGGTCCAGGCGGTAACGAAGCCCTATCAGGTTCATAGCTATTGATCTGGACAGTGCAGTAGTGCTGAATGTCGGCTGCCCCAGCATTTGTAAAGCTCCAGTTAACCCTCGCCGCGAAATCGTTCATGTTGACAATGATCTTACGCAGGGTATTCTGAGCCTTATCCAGGTGCGCCTTAGTCGCAGTACCTCCAGACTTAGCTGCCTGATAATCGCTATCAACCTGGGCCATGTCAGCGCCACAGCGATTCTGAGCGTTGATGGATGAGGGTTTATCATGACTGGCAGCGCCAGGGATCATCGAGTTCAGGTACGCAACCTCGCTCGTCAGCATCGTATCCAGGTCAGAGAATATCGTCGAGAATGCATCCACAATCCCAATGTCGCCTATAACTCCTATTCGCCCGGCAATCCTAGCTACCGTCAATTGTCCAGCCCAGCCAACACCAACTAGGATTATACCGTTCTTCTTCGCTGTCAATAATAGCTCAGTACCCTGCACGGCTGATTCGATAGAAATGATGTCTCCAGTAATTAGCGGCACCGAAGCCGAGTCTAATCCTGAACTTATGTAGATAATTGTGTTAGCTCCTGCTCCAGCGATTCCCTTGACTTGGACAAAGGATAAACTTAACACACCATGGTCGTTTGTGTAGCAGATGCCATATCCAGTTCCAGCAACAGCATCCATATGAATGCCAGGGCCGGACATCATTGCCCCGTTAGGCGAGGTAGTCGAGTCAAAGGTTAGCTGCGCTTGCTGCGCGATATCCGTATAGGGTGCTGCGTTATACGTCGCAATCGTGTCTAGCAAGACATGACCAACGACCTTGAACTTCTGACTGCTGGTCGTTAGTGCCCCTGCAACGCCGCCGATAGTCCATTTAGTTCCAAGGTCGCTAGCATCAAAGCGCTTGAAGTCGTCGGAATAGTTGCATGGGAACAAGGCGCTTCCTGTTAGATGGAAAGCTGGAGAGTATTCCCACATCAAGTTGAAGAAGTAGCAGTAGAACTCAAGCAGCGAAGCTTGGACCACGCTGTTGTCATAGGTAAATATAAGATCCACAGGCGACGTGAACGTCCTCTGGATAATAACGGTCGTATTGTCCGCTAACCTGATTTCTATTCCTCTGATATTCCTTATGTCTCCAGTAACGGCAAGCGTAATGACAGGATTGGCTGGATCGCTAGCATTCAAGCTCGCCATAGGCGCTGACGGTACGAGCGGATAGCTTATCCTGATAGCCGTCGTAACCCT